TTAGACGTAAATATCAATGGTGCCAGCGGTATTTGTATCGTCTTTTTTCTCTTCTTTTTTATCAGGCTGAACTGTCGCGTCTTCATTCTTTTTCTCTGCCTGCTGCCTTAACAACTGCTCCAGTTGAGCCCTGAGGCTTTCAATTTGCTTCTGTACCAATGCAGCCATTTCTTTTTTCTGCTGTGTCGTCATCCCCTCTTCCGATGAGATTTTCCCAAGCTTTTCAGTCAGCACCTGAATTTGTCTTGTGATTTTGGCTATTTCTGATGTTCCTTCCGGGGCGGAGTTGTTTGAAATAACGGTTGAGGTATTTCCCTGAATTGTGACAGACATAGATTTCTCCTTTTAAAAAAGCACTATCGGCATGCACAAAAAAATCTTTAATCGTATTTCTTGTGTCATTAATTGTTTGATGTTCAGATTGTTTTCCTCGCGGGCTGGCGCGCCTCAGAAAGTAAAGCTTGTTGACAGGGGTAAACGTTCGGCAATAATTTTCTGCCGCATGCGGGTGTTGCATAAAACGTGCTACGTTCCTTTATCGACAGGTCAGGTCACCGCTCACCCGCCGACGAGAAAGCAACACTGACATGCTAAAGCAAAAAATAGATGAATAAGTTGAGTTGTGCATATGTAGCCTGACCGTCACAAAGTATATGGTGTCTGTACCAGTAAGATGATGGCCGGACTCTTTAAAAACGAGCTGACCTGCACAATACAGGATGGACTTAGCAATGGCTGCTCCTGGCACATAGCAGACCAGAGACACTGGCGTAAAGCCATGGAGGATCGGTGGGAGGAGGTAAAAATCCTCTCATGCAAAAAATACGCAAAATCGATAACAGTTGGAAATCATTCAATACTCGCACTATCGGAAGTTCACCAGCCAGTCGTAGCACGTTCTTGCATATGACGTGGCTACGGGTTTCGAGACCGACCCGATCATCAAACGAAACATAAAATTAGCTCACATTATGAGGAAAGGTATCTTTTTGCGCTATGTAAATTCAAAGGGTTAGCCTCATTTTCCCGATGGCTTTCTCAACACTACTAGTTGTGAGCCCTTGCAATGTTCATTAATATACGTCTCACAAATAATTCACAGATATTGCAAAATGGATATTACTGAGTTTCCTTCTGGAGTAATTGAACACCTTGGCTGGTATGTATACCGATTGATTGATCCTAGGGACGGAAGCACCTTCTATGTAGGGAAAGGCAAAGGTAACCGCGTATTTGCCCATATGCGCGGTGAAGTGGCAGCGGCTGATGATGACGAGTTACTGAGCAACAAGCTAAAGCAAATCAGAGAAATAAGATTAGCGGGACTTGAAGTTATCCATGTCATCCATCGACATGGAATGACTGATGAAAAGACGGCGTACGAAGTTGAAGCAGCACTTATTGATGCCTACCCTGGGTTAACGAATATCATGAATGGTGCTGGCAGCAATGAATTCGGCGCCGCGCATGTCAAAGAGTTGATAGCAACATATCAACCCGAAACCATAACATTTCATCATAAAGCATTAATGATTTCCGTTAACAGAAGTGCAAAGGATTCAGAGCTTTATGATGCGGTTCGATTTAGCTGGCGCATTAATGTCTCTCGCGCCAGCCAAGCAGAAGTTATTCTTGCTACTGTAAGGGGAATCGTTCGAGGGGTTTTCATTGCTGATAAATGGCTCAAATCAACACGTGAAAATTTCCCTACGATGAAATACTGGGACGAGGATCCTGACTTTGAGGCAACACAAAGTTCTCGCTATGGTTTTGAAGGTCGAGAAGCCCCACCTGAAATAGCAAATCTTTATCTTGGAAAAAAAATACCAGATGAATTAAGAAAAAAAGGAGCTATGTCCCCGGTCCGTTACTCACCTAATTTTTGAGTCTTTAAGTGATAAGCATAAACCGCAGCACGATCTTGCATACGACGTGCTACGGTTTCATTTATCTCCGACCGGAAACTTCTTATACAGTGTCGATATACCAACATCATAGATGATCGCCACCTTCTGGCGAGGAACGCCTGATGCAATTAATCGCCCGGCCTGCGCCCATTGTTCTGGTGTAAGTTTGGGACGACGTCCACCAATTCGTCCCTGTGCGCGAGCAGCTTCCAGTCCAGCTTTTGTTCGTTCAACAATCAGTTCTCGTTCCATTTCAGCCAGGGCACCCATCACATGAAAGAAAAAACGCCCCATCGGTGTGCTGGTATCAATAGCATCCGTCAGGCTGCGAAAATTAACGCCACGTTCGCGCAACTCCTCAACCAGAATGACCAGATGCCGCATACTACGCCCTAGCCGATCCAGCTTCCAGACAACCAGAGTGTCACCTGCCGATAATGTCCTGAGCAGTTTTTTCAGTCCCGGCCTTTCGGACTTTGTACCGCTTATCTTGTCTTCAAAAATCAGCTCGCATCCTGCACAGTTCAGCGCATTACGTTGTAGATCTGTGTTCTGGTCATTTGTTGACACACGTACATAGCCAATAAGCATGGTAGATCTCCCTGACAAAAGCAGGAATGATGCCATTTGCTCGTTATTTCTGCATTTTCATAAACGTTGGTTTGGGAGAGGGAGCAAAATTAGGCGCAGCGGTGTGTGTGACCGGCTCTACAGGCTATATGACTATCCCGGCAATGGTCGCCGGGAAAGAACGGGTGATCATATTGCAGTGGTTTGGTGCTGCTACAACTGATTATGTGACACCAGTAACTGCGAATTTCCCTATTGCATTCCCAAATGAGTGCATGATTCCGTTATTTAGTGATGTATCAACTGGGGCAGTTGATTTGAGTTCTACAGCCGCATATAGCTTAGCGGTGGGCCGATCATACTATACGACGGTAACAAGAACTCAGATTACATGTGCTGGCTACGGTGGCTTTAGAGTTTTCGCGATTGGATGGTGATTAATATGTTTTATTCTGCAAAAGAAAATGCGTTCTACGCTGATGAGCTAAAAAGTATTTATGAAAATGCAGGTAGCTGGCCTGACGATGCCGTTGAAGTAGACTATTCCGTATTCGTTGAGTTTGCCGGAGAAACACCTAACGGAAAATTACGCGCTCCTAATTCTGATGGTTTACCTGAATGGATAGATATTCCCGAACCAACTGAAGAGGAAATTATTGCGTTGGCAGAAGCCGAAAAATCGCGACTGCGTGCTTCAGCTGACTCTGAAATAGAATGGCGGCAGGACGCCGTTGATGCGGGGATCGCGACGGAAGAAGAAACTGTTTCATTAGCCGAATGGAAAAAATACCGGGTGCTGCTGATGCGAGTTGATACAGCAGACCCGGACTGGCCTACTCCTCCGGCGACTCAGGCCAGTTGATATCTGGTGCGCTGGATATGTCCACAGATTCCAGCGCATCGAGATAATCCAGCCATAGGTTATATTGCTCTTTTTCTGTCTCTGTCAATCGTCCTAATGCGGCCTTGCCGGGCCATTGCTTTTTGTTCATATAGTCATTGGCCTGGTCAGTTCTCGACAGCTTTTCTCCTTCGGCAGTAGCGACATTGGCTGCGTGCTGAGCTTCTACATCTGTTACCCACTGTTCCCCATTCCATTTATCATATAATGATGTAGGGGCAATGGGTGTTGTATGAGTGGGATAATCGCCAAGTGTCGTTACTTGAACTTGTTGCATCGTCTCTGTGCTATAAACGGTTTGGCCTCTTTTGTCGATAATGTATATCCATGATGTAAGGTCTGCTGTTCGACAAATAGCAAATCCGTCTTTGCTTTCGCCAGGTGCGTCAGTGCATGAATTCGCAGGAATGCCGACACCAACGGGTAAGTATTCAACCGTTGAAGAAAGATATTCGCGCGTCTCACAATCATAATTGTAAACAGTAATATCACCTGATTTCGTGGAAATACCATTATTATTCAGTATCGCTTTAGTCATTATGCAGCCCTCACAATATAATTAAATGCGATATTACGTGGACGGCTAACAATGGAGTTGCCAGAGTCAACATTCAATTTATTCATCGCTGTACTACCCGTAATTGTCTGAGACTGTAATGCAGTTGTGGATGGTGATTTATCCCCTTGGAATGGGCTAAGGTCATAAGCAGTTGCTGTTGCTAATACTACCGTTGCCTGCGTGTCATTCTTCCAGTCAACCCCGATATAAGTACCTCCCTGCGCAGAAAGCAGCGAACGTCCAGTATCAACCCCGCGTCCGTCATCCCATCCACGAATAAACTCCCCCCGCAGGTCTGGAAGTTTCATGTCTGGATAGGCTAGTGCCAGTTTAGGGTACTGGGAGGCAGTGAACGCGGCTCCGTTGCATTTAAGCCATCCCTTTGGTGGCGTTGCTGACGGCCACGGAATGGGGACGCCAACCGGCAATGCAGAACCTTCTCCCAAACCAAGGTTTTCGAGAGCCGTTTTCACCGTGCCATCCGATTTGATATCGCCAAACGGATTCTTGCGGCTTAACAGCAGCGCACGAAGCGCTGTAAGTAGCTGGTCATGCCGCCCCTTCTCCAGGCTGGCACCGGATGCCTCCACAACACTGCAAAGTTCCTCCTGCAACATGTCAAAGTAGTCATCATCCAGATCGGTGGCAGGTGTGCCGGTCTGGGGGTTACCACGGGTAAAACCGTTCTTACCCGCGCCGAACTTATCCTTCTGCGCGGTTTTCGTATCTATACGATGCATGGATTACTCCGGATATTTAAAAATTACGTAGGTATGCGACGGGCAGAGTTTGTTAAGCACACACTCGACAACGGTGTCGCCCCAGATACGCAGTGCGGAATCACAGGGATCGCCACATGTCATCCAGGTGGTGTTGGTGTCGGCTGGCATGTTGACCTGCCAGTAATACCGCCATTCCGGCGCATTCACCGCGTCAGTACAGGCCGATGAGCAGGTGAACGTGCTTTTGTCGTATCGCGTGATGGTGGCGTCTGGTCTGCCCAGGGCAGCAAGCTGTGCAAGGTAAAAATCCTCATTGATGCCGCCCGCCAGGTTAACCTTCGCATCCAGTCGTTGCTGACGCTGGCGAAGGGTCTGTGTCCCTGCGGGAATACATTCATCCGGCAGGCCGCACAGACGCTCCCAGCGATTTATCAGTTCGGTGGTGGTGCGCGGATCCAGCTCCCGCATCAGGGCATCCGCACGCTGATGAACGCGGGTTAATGACTGTGCCGCACCGGCAATCGCCGGATCGCTGGCTGACCACGCCGGACCGGGCGGCAGCAGTGCCGACAACAGACGGATGTAATCATCGTTTGTCACGTCCATGAAATCGTCCCCAGAACCGCCAGTTCATTTTTTGCAATGGAGATATTGTCCGCCGGAGCAAGCAACTGATGGCTGTATTCCCCGTTCGCACCGGAAATCGCTTCACTGATACGCGATACCTTCAGCTCTCCCTGCGGATAACCATCACGCAGCAGGAATGAACGCAACTCTGCGGTAATGGCAGCCCGTATTTCCGGTGTGTCCGGCGTCACGCGGATATGAAAATCCACCGTATGCGCCACCGGCCTGAACACATACAAATCAGAGCCTGCCACCGGGGCCAGTGGCTCAATGTGTTGTCTTGCCGCCGTTTCCGTTGATTCTTCCGGAATGGGATTAATCAGGTCACTGCTGGCAATCATCACACCGACAGTTCCCGTTCCCATCCAGTGACGGTATGTCCATGCGCGGGTAATGCCGGGCACTTCTTTAGCCCAGACGACATAGTCCCCGTCAGCCCCGCCCTGCGGCGTCCAGTAATACCGCTCAATGACGCGGGCGCGCCACGTTTCCAGATCTTCAGTATCGAATCCGCCAGTCAGGGTATCTGCCACACCGGAAGACGGCAGACCATTCACCGGCGTGACCAGGATTAATGCCGTACCGTCGTCAGCGTTACCGACCGCGCCTGCAGTTGAGCAGGCGATCGGCACGCGCAGGACACCACCGGAGCTGGTTGCATCAGAAGTTGCCGTGTACTGAACCAGGTCATCGCGCTGAATAACACTCCCGGCGGTCACCTTCAGGCCATCGCTGACACCTTCCCAGCGCATATACCCGCTGGCAGACGTGGCCCCCTTGCGCGGACACCGTTTCATCGCAGCATGTCGCGCCAGCCAGGACTCATCGCAAAGGTCAGGCAGCATGTTCATTGCCAGATAATCGATGTAACCGTAAACCGTATGCAGCGCCGCCGCATACACCTTTGCCCGCACGTCTTCATCCATGCGCCGGAGCGTGTCGCTGACGTCCAGCCTGGCGAATAAATCGTTACGGAGCATACTGATATTTTCTGCCAGCGTCGGGCGTTGAAATTCACTGTCCGCCATGCGTTATCGCACTCCACAGATCATCAAAAGAAATCATTACCGGTCCGTCACGACGCCAGAGGGTGATACTGTTACCCAGCTCATTAATCCCGGTGCGGCGGATATCCAGATCAATACGGGACACTACGCCGTCATCAATCATCCATTGCAGGCATTCGCGGATATATCCCCTTACCGTCTGCACCAGCTGATTGGTCAGTTTGCTGCGCTGAAGCAGCCACAGTCGGGAGCCGTAACGGTCATTCTGTACCGCAGGCCAGGTATCCCCCCACCATCCCATCGGGACGTCGGCATTGTCATCAGGTTCAGCCCGCCGCCAGGTGAACAGGGAAATCACCACGGCACGGGTCAGCGGATCCAGCGGTGCGCTGGCGCAGGTGCGTTTACCGTTCACCGTCAGCCACAGTTCCATCATGCCTCCATCGCTTTATCAGGTTTGTCGGTGTTACTGCCCTGACCGTTCTCTCTGTGACGATGCCCGTTATAGGCAAGCCGCATCGCTGACATGGTGGTGCCGGTGGAGTCGCACAGGTCTTTCACCTGTCCGGTCACTTCCAGGTCCATTTCAAAACGAGCCTTAGGCGCATTGCGAAACGTGATCGTTTTACCTGCACCGTCCACCACGATCCCCTCCCGGGTCAGCGTCACGGACTGCCCCTGATCGTCATAGACAGCCACCTCCCCCGTATGCAGCCCTTTCAGGCGGTAGCGCCGGTCCGACACCGTAACAACCACCGCATGAGAACGGTCGCCATCCGGAAACAACACCACCGCTTCCGCACCGCTGTTTGCCCTTGCGGTAAAACCGTAGGGTTCAAGATGTTCAACCCCGGCTTTGGGTTCACCGGCAATCAGGGACACATCCACGGTCTGACATTTCGTGGCGGCACTGATGCTTTTCACCACTGCCCGCCCAATCAGGCCGAGAAGTTGTCGCTGCATGGCTTCAATCGTCCTCATCAGAACGGGTCCTCCTGTACTCTGGCTTTTTTCTTTTTCCGCGCGCCGGGGTCTTCAGGTTCAGGCAGATAAGCATCAGGCGGGCCGACACGGATTTCCGTCAGGGTACCGTTCTGGTCCTGAGTAAACGTGACTTCCGAAACAAGCAGTTCGGTATTGTCAAAACCACAGACCGGATCAAAGACAATCACCCGCTGGTTGGGTTGCCACAGCGTACCGTTACCCTGTCGCCAGCCCTGCACCACATAGGTGGTTTCATCCGTCCGCGCCGCCCGTTGCCGGGCTTCAAAGTCAGCACGCGCAATACAGCCTGCCCCCGTAGCCTGCCCTGTCTGCCTGATATACATCGGACGGTAACGGGCAATAAATGCGTCCTCTGTGCGGGCCCGCAGCGCGGTGGTGGTGGCCTCACCGAAATCATCGTCGTTTCCGGCACGCTGCCCCGCCACCTGGTAAACAGAAAACCGCTCCCGGATACTCTTCTCCGTATCGCAGGAAAGGATGTTTTCCCCAAGTACCAGCGCGGTATGTGCCCGCGTTGAGCCAATACCGCCAATCACCAGCCTGCCGTGCGGATCGTCGTAAGCCAGTGCCTGCTGCTGACCGAGTATTTTGTTGATTACCTCAATCACCGTTTCACCGTGATCAGGCTGGACATCAGGAATAACACCCGACGGCGCACCGCTGTTCACCACCTCAATGCCGAAAGGCGCAGCAAGCGCCTGCGCAATCTGTACCAGCGATCGTCCGTTAAACTGTGTCGGTTCGGCTGCACAGTCAATCAGGTCAGCGGTCAGACTGCGTCCGGCAATACCGGTGCTGACCGAACGGGCATCGTAACGAACGGGAGTCGCCTCCACCCAGCCGGTGATCACCAGCTCATCACCAATCAGCACTTCCACTTTTGAACCGTTTTTAATGCGCGGCTGAAGCGTGGTGATACCCTCATCTCCCGGCCACTGGCGGGTGATCTCCACACTGAAATCCCGCGCCAGCCGTTCAATACCGGCACCGATGCGCACCGAAGTCCAGCCATTCCACTCCCGGCCATTTACCCGTAGCGTGACGTTATCGTTCATTGCACTGGCACCTTCAGAGGGATCACCGGCACAAAGCCGGGATGCGTAATGGCATTACGCCGGATAATGTCCGCGTCACGCGTCGCGTTATCAAACCATGTCGCCGCCAGCACCAGCGCGGGTAAAACCTCATCCGGTGTGCGCTGAATGATCCGTGCAGACTGTTCAAGGCGCGTGTTGATATCCGCATTCAGATCTGCTTTCACCCGGCGCAGCGCCAGAAACAGCGCATCACTGGTTGTACGGGACAACTCCTTATCAATTGCCGTATTCAGTGTGTCGCGAATGTCAGTCAGTTCTTCCCACGTCGGCAGATCAACCATGTTTTTCATCGCCGGTGCATTGTTCAGTGCCGGATGCGTGACGGAAGGCCAGCCGGTGCTCTGTGCAGCTGTTGTTGCCTGCCCCACTGCGGCATTCTGCATCACCGCGGAAGTTGTTGGCGCAGGCAATCGGGTGACGGCATACGCCGCTTCGCTGATTGCGGTCGTACGAAGGGTGCTGGCAACCACGTTACGCTGCTGCGTCGCCGTAGCGGTGGTTTTACTGTCCGTTTTCCAGACGCCGCGCGGTTGCAGATCACTGCCGAGGCTGACACCGGAAAGCGTTTTGATCATGGTGACCAGGTCGCTGGCGTTACCATAAAGGCGTTTCCCGGTACGCCACATTTTCTGCACCTGCTCAACGAAATTTTTGCCTGACGATGGCGGCGGCAGAAGTACCGAGATATCCCCCTGCAACAGCCTGGCGGCATCCGATACGGCAGAATCCACCACTTTCATCGCATCAGAAACATACCCCAGCATTATGCTGGCATTACCAATAACGTCGTTCTGCACGAAATCCGCCACGCCATCGATACTGAAACCGCTGAAGCTGTCACTGATGCAGTCATCCAGTGCAGAACAGGATGACATCAGCGTCTGCGCCGTCGCCGCACCTGAAGTGGGGTAAGAGAGTTCTCCCGCTTCGACAAACTTCAGGTCAAAGCGGACAATACGCCCTTCACTCTTCGATGTGCTGACCCGAACCTCTCCGTCAACACAGACTTTCAGCTCACCGTAAGTCGGATGGACAAGCGTGCCGGGACCGGGTTTATTCAGCGCGTCAATCAGGCGATCGCGCTGGTCAAAGCAGTCATCTCCCACCACATAAGCCGTGATGGACGGGCGGAAAGTGATTTTCCCCAGGTCTTCGGTATAGGGTTTGTCGCGGTTCGGGTATTCGTGCGTTTCCACACGACGACCGGTTCCCGCACTTTCTTCTTCAACCTTAAACGGCACACCGCGAAATGACGCGTCCTGAAGTCTGTCTTTCCACGTCATATAAACTCCGTACATAAAAAATCCCACCGGAGTGGGACTCATTAACAGATTAATTTTTCATTACCTGCCAAAGCGCGTATAGCCAACATCATGGCTGACATCAAAACCGCTGGATCGCGTTTCCATAACCCGCATACCCGGAGGCGAATTCACAAAAGAGACCTTGATCTCACCATCAACTTTTGGCGCAGTAGCTTTATTAATCATGAAGGGATTCGGGCCTGTGGCATCGGAGGCGTTGTTTGACTGAGCCGGATCTACCGCCGGATAAGGTGTGTATCCCCGTGCCGGTATTCCCGTCCCATAAGCATCATAAGCACCCGCGCCCCACTGCGCAGAGTTAATGGCATCGACCGTGTCTCCGGAACTGTCGGTAAACCACTCAATAATTGGCTTCAGCTTGTCCCACATATCCTGAAACCACTTAACAACCGGCCCCCAGTTATTGATCACCATCCCCAGCGGCGACCAGGCAAAAACTTTCTTAAGGAGTTCCCAGCCAGCCTCAAAATAAGGACCAATGGTTTCCCAGAGCTTCTTGAAATAAGGTCCGACAACATCCCAGTTAGTGATAATTAATCCCGCAGCCAGGGCTATCGCCGTCGCAATCATGCCAATCGGCGTCATCGACATGATCCTGCTGACAATACTGATGGCACTGCCCACGCCCATCAATCCCAGCTTCAGAATCGCAAGACCGGCAGCAAGCCCGACGACGCCGCGAATAACCCGGGGATTTTCATCCGCAAACTTCGTGAATTTTTCCCCCAACTCCCCCAGCCATTGCGTGATATTTTTAGCGTCACCAGAAAATGCGCCGCCAATAGCTGCAAGACCGTTAGTTGCGGTCCCCGTCATTGCCTCCCACAGGTTGGACAGCGTACCAAGCTGTGCCTGAACACGTTTATTCAGGCTGGCCTGTTTATTCATCTTCTGCTGGATCTGATCGTAACCATCCTTTCCTTTATCGATCAGAGCATTGACCACCTGAAGGGTTTCAGCATCATCACCAAATATTGCCTTAAGTACGCCTGTTCGCTTAACGTCGGTCAGTTTTCGCAACTTTGCCAGTTGCCTGAACATGTTATCAAGACCGCCAAAACTTCCTTTGCCGTCAGTAAAATCGAGCTGTACCCCGAGTTTCTGGCGGGCCATGACTTTATTGACGTCCCTGATTTTCTTAACACTTAATCCGGACTGGATAACTTTTCGCAGGGCATTACCTGCCGACTCCCCGTTCATCCCCATCTGATCCATCATGACGCTGATGGGGGCAAGGCTCTGTGCAGCCTGAAGACCGTCCTTGTTCACCATCTTCAGAACAGAACTGGTTTTAGTGAAGAAGGACAACATGTTGGTATCGTCAACGCCCAGATAAAACGCCTTCTGGATAGTGTCGAACAGCCCCATCATGTCTTCTGACGCCGTTCCGGTAGCATCCTGCATCTTTGCAGCAAACTCAGCAGCCGCTTCCGGTGTTTTTTTCAGTTGTACCGCAAGATAAGCTGTCGCTTTACCCACACCACCAAGAATGTTTTCTGCCGGGATCCCCTGACGCACCAGCATCTGCATCATGTTCTGGAAATCAGCCGTTGTACCGGGTAGCTGGTTACCCAGGCCAATAGCCAGTTTATTGATGTCCTGAAAACTCTTTCCAACCTCGCCGTTCGCATCCATCATGGCGACTTTCAGCCCGGTGGCGGCGTTTTCCTGATCGGCATAAGATTTCAGGGAAAGCGTCAGACCCGCTGCCAGTCCGCCACCAAGCGCCAGCCCACCCTGTGACGCTTCTTCCGCCTGGCGTTTAAATCCCCGGATTTTCTTTTGCATTTTCGACAGCGCGGGAGAAAGCCTGTCGACACCGGTGATCAACGCCTTAAGCTCAAATTCAGCCATGTGTGCGTTTCTCCTGCTCTATCCTGTTTGCCTGACTGACCAGCAAGGGAATTTCACTGATCGGCATATTCAGCAATTCGAAGGGATTAATGCGCCAGTAGCTGGCGCAGTCAAAGAAGCGATCAGTGAGGTATTCAGCCGTCAGGCCTGGAGGAAAAAACCAGCCACAAGCCACGCCGCTGCATTCAGGTCTGCCGGAGACATCTGGTCGACAGAGCTTTGCGGCACTTTCGCCAGCCGCACAATGTATTTCGACACCACATGCGCCAGAAGTCTGACGGACTCATCCTGATTCATCTGGTAGGGATACCCCAGCTCGCGGACATCCTTCCCGGTGGGTTCATCAAACTCCAGTACGGAGAGTGTCTCACCATGAGCGATAATCGGTTTCTTTAACTCAAGCTCTTTCATTACTGGTAATCCCCTTCTTCACCGTGGAACTCAAGATCAACCGTGCCTTCTTCGGCATTATGGTTCGCTTCTCCGTGCAGCCAGGCGGACGACAATACATAGACCTGACCGTTCGCCAGCTCGGCAGTGATTGTCATCTCATCAGACGAGGTGATTTTGCTCACCGGAAAATTCTTCGGCACCTTGAAGGTCCCTTTGACATAAGGCGCACGGTGAGTTTCCTTGCGGTCCACTGAACCGTCCAGGCCGATGATGTCATCATTGACCGTCCTGTTCATGGGCACCTCAATGCCGCCGGTCAGCGATAGCTGCTGACCGTCAATTTTGAAATAACAGGTTCCCCCGATACGGGCCATTATGCAGACTCCTCTGAATACTGAAGACGGAACTGGTTAACCACGGCAAAAACACGCAACTGGTTAACATAGTCAGGCGGGAACAGCGTGTTCAGGCGGTTCGGATCGCTGGCATCACGCTCCACAACCAGGTACTGCTTAAACAGTTCGTAGTTTTCCACGATCCCCGCACGCTCAAGCTGACGATAGGTTGCCAGCAGTTCCCCTTTGATTACCGCCGGGGTGACAATCGCCTGAGCGGGACCAAAGCGGGTACCGTCGCTGGCAAGCTTGTGACGCCCGTACTTACTGGTAATGACGGATTTCAGTTTGCGCAGTACATACGCACTGGTATGCAGCGTCTCGCTGTCGAGGTAGCTGTTATCCGCAACCCCGTAAGCATTTTTCCTGTACGTGGTGACATCACGCTGAATGCGCAGCACCCCGCTTTCGACATACGCCGTTGCCACGCCATGAGACAGCAGGGTCTGCTGCTCGGTCATCGTGAACCGTTTCCCCTTCGGCGCAGGCAGCATACCCACCAGCTCACCGGTCTGCGTGGGACGTGCCGGATCGTTGCGGATAAACACCGCTGCGCGGGCGGTACGGCTTGCCGCCAGCTCGTCGGCAGGGGTCTGGGTCTCTTTTTCGTACCCCGCCAGGGTGATGTGCTGCTGGTTAAACTGGTCACCTGCGTTCACCAGTTCTGACAGTGTGCCGGTCTTTGCCGTATACACATGACCATACAGCTGACGCGCATAGCTCCAGCGACCGCTGGTATCGTTCATTTCGGTCACCAGCGTGTTAACGGAGGCCGTGTCGTTGAACGGCAGACCGATATAATCAAACGGCTCATCCGCCATTGCAGCCACCGCGCCGGTGAGAACCGGAGCGCCCGTTCCGGCGGTCCCCGTCGCCACGGCAATCTGTACGCCCGCTGGCAGCACTTCGCCCCCACCGAAGCCGTAGTAATTGAGGCTGACAGGAATTTCATTCCCGCAAAGCCCCTTATGACGCGCGGTCAGCGTGACAACACCAGCCGAAGATGAAGCTGTAAACGGCAGAGTCGGAACGGCATTGATGGCATCTTTGATACTGCTGGCAATCGTCGTGACGTTATCGCCGTTGGTCACCGAAGCCTGCACGCGGGTACGTCCCACATAGACATTCACCGTGCCGCTTTCGGTTGCTTCCCCGGTCACCGTCAGCGTAACCGTTGCCGCCGCGCCTGTGGCTTCCGGAACGGCAATCACATACAGCTCACCAAACGGGTCGGTCTGGCGATAAGCCTCGACCATACGCGCCAGCTGACTTCCCGCACCACAAATCTGGCGTGCATAGTCTGCCGACGGCATCAGCACCAGACTGTTGGCAACAATCTCTGCACCGTTATTGGCATGACCAATCAGCAGCGATGCTCCGCTGTCCTGTGCAGTATTCGCAGCCTGGTTATCCATTTCCGCATAAAACAGCGGAACCAGCGTATTCGACGGAATGGTGTTAAAGCTTATCGTCATCGGTGTTCACCTTTTTATTCACGCGCCGGATATCACCCGCTGCTTCACGGCGCAGCCAGTAGTTGTTCTCATCAACATTTCGCCCTTCGGCGGGCAAAAGGTCGCCGCGGGCAGGGTCAGGCACTGACCGCCCTTTAACAGGTTTCACAAACATGATGATCCTCAGGAAGGAAGGGGTATTTCGGTGTGATGTTCGATATCGCCGTCAGGCCCGTTACCGGGATCGAGATAATCAACATCAATCGCCAGCGTTCGCAGTTCATCCAGACTGTTCAGGTCATCCTGCTGGCGGGTATCGTCTTCGGTCAGCTCGCTGATGACCGAAAAATCGAACTGATAAATCAGCTCATGACGATTCAGATCCAGCAGCGTGCCGCCGTCATAGGTAATCGGGTTACCGCACGCTTCCGGGTTCCAGCCCAGCAGGGCCTTAAAGAGCATCTGCCGGACATCGTCCACCACATCATACGAAGCAAACTGACCGCGCTCATCACGCCCGTTACTCAGTATGACAACCACGGAGAAGCCCTCTTTCAGCTCCTGCCAGTAGTCGGTCTGGCTTTTGTTTTCTCCCGGAGAGTCATCACCCGGTACCACATACGCCGCCGGGAGTCTCAGCTTTCCGACCTCCGGCAGATTTTTGAACTGTGCCGCGCCTGCCACCCGGTTTTCAAAATACGGGCAGCGGGCACGCAGCGCAGCAATAACAGGCGTCAGTTTCATCTGCGTCGTCGCTCCGGCTTCAGTGATTTACGTAATTCCCGCGCCAGAAAATAGCGTGTCCAGCTGCGGTTCTTTTCAAGAGTTTCCACCATAAAGTTATTACGTGGAGCCAGCCGCCAGCCGCTGCCACCGGATGCACCACGATGATGACTACGACGACGTTTTGCTCCTCCCCGGACACCAAAAAACAGAAACGCCGGATAGAAGTCACCAGAGATCATCCGGTTCCCCTTCCCGTTGCGCTGGTTAGGGGCAATGCGTGTCATAAAACCGGCTCGCTTTTTACTGGCTCTCGGCACCATGTAACCAATCGAACGAGCCAGGCGTCCGGTCTGATAACCGGGGTTTTCACCCGGTGCCGACCGCGCACGGCGCATCACCAGCCGACGGGCATCACGCATATGACGCTGCCCAATCGTGACAAACGCCCGCCGGACACGGGCGCGGTTAAAGCGCATCTCCGCGGGCTGCTGAACATCAACGTGAAAAAAGGGAGTCGCCATTGCTGCCTCCGTGACTCTGCGTAAATTCGCCCAGTTCCGTACACTCCAGCAGCAGAAAGCGCCGCGCCCCGTTCAGATCGCGCTGACGTTTCACCCGGTACACACTGTCATCACAGACCACCTCATAATCAGCAGTGATCCCCCGGCGGTAGCGAATGGTGATGTAATGGGTGATGGCATCTCCGGTCTGCGCGGTTTCCTGCCAGGTGGTGGCACTGGTCTGGATAACCTTCGCCCATGCCCGGAACGCAACCGGGTATTGAGGCTCCACGCCAAAGTTATCCGCGGGCATATCCACCCGCTGGCGGATCAGGACGCGTTTATTCAGTTCACCGGGGTCCGGCAGAATGTAGGTTGCGCTGGTCTGCGCCTGACGAATTTTCATTGCGGAAAGTACCTGTACGGGCCGACAAGCCAGCCAAAACTCTGCGGCATGTCGAGTTTCTCCACTTCCGTAACCGACGAGCGGTTTTCGTAAAAATGGCTGATAAGCATCAGCATCCCCAGACGAATATCATCCGGCAGGTGCAGCCCGTCCGGATCGCTGTCCGGAATGGTTTCATCCGGTGCATAGAGCTTCCGGTTCAGATACGTTTCCGTCCGCTTTTGTGCCGCACAGGCCAGCAGTTGCAGATGGCGGTCATCAGCATCGAAATCCTCATCCAGCCGGAGTTGGGCTTTAATCTCTTCCATTGTCAGAAGCATACTCAGCCCTCTTTACTGGTCGTGGCTTTTTTCTCTTTTGTCGCTTTACTGCTTTTTGCACTGGTTCCGCGCTCTGCTAACCCGGCCTGAAGTGCAATCTCCTGCACCCGGGCAGGAAGCGCCCCGTCGTCATACTCACCGGCCCGAATGACCTCAACACGCATACCGTCCGGTGACCATTTCAGATCTTGTTTCAGGATCATGATTCTTCACCCGTCAGAACAGGGGCGCGGTTCCGCGCCCCTGAGTGATTACGCCACTGCAATCTTCAGCAGTTTGATGGCCTGCGAATCGACCAGCATGCCGCCGGTGCGTTTGGTGGTATAAAAACCGACAAACGGTTTATTGGTGTACGGGTCACGCAGAATGCGGGTGCCGATACGGTCAACGATGGTGTAACCCCGTTTGAAGTTACCAAATGCAATGGCTTTCGCATCAGCGGCGATATCCGGCATCTGTTCGTTTTCAGCGATACCGTAACCCGCCAGAGAGGACGGCTGCCCCAGCTCCAGCCCCGGACGCCACAGATAGTTACCCTCGCTGTCTTTCAGCAGACGGATGGCAAACAGGCTATTGTTGTTCATCATGAACTTCGCGCCGGTGCGGTGTGCCTTACGCAGCGTGTAAATCAGTTTGATAATGGCGTCTGCGGTCGCCGCCGTCGCGTCGCCGGATACAATATGCTGAAGTTTGCCGAACGCCCGGACCTTATCGGTTTCATCCGTGGATTCATACGCCAGGAACCCTTTCGGCTTCTTGGTACCATCGCCGGTGGTAAAGGCAATTTCTTCCTGTTCGGCAAATTCGGTTGCCAGCTCGCTGTTGATCCATGCTTCCACGTTGAAAAAGGCATCATCCAGCATTTTCTGGGTGGCCTGCGGGTTACCGTAGATTTCCCCCATGAAAGGTTCAATCAGGCCCAGTTTTGAGGTGGCAGTCTGGGAGCGCGCGTCAGTCTCGCCAACCCATCCGGAAGCCGTGCCGCCCAGATTCACCAGTTTTTTGTAGTCGGAACCACCAACGGTGATCACCGTGGCTTCCTGGCGCATCACCACTTCATCTTTCAGCAGGGTGAGAATGTTGCGATCCAGTGCTTCCGGCACGGCATAGCCGCCGTCTTCATCGGTGCCCACCTGTAATGCCTTGCGCTCCAGATCGCGCAGACCATCTTCACGGCCTTTACGCAGGAAGCCCACAAACGCTTCTTTATGCTCGGTGGCCAGTTTATTTTGCGCACCACCTGCCGGACGTTTCAGCTCAAGCAGCTCTTTTTCAAGATCGCTTTTGAGGTTTTCCAGCTCGCTGAGTTTCCCGTTCAGGGTTTCCACCTGCCCGGCAAGCTTGCCTTTTTCCTGCTCAATCGCATCCACGCGCTTGTCGTTCTTTGCTTTGAAGTCGTCAAACTTCTGCTGCAGCTCCTGCGCGACCTGTTCGACATCTTTAATATCTACCGCCATCGTATTTCTCCTGATTAGAAGTTCAGATTTTTCAGTGCATTCAGTGCAGAGCTCACATCCTCAGCGTCGCGCAGGGACAGTGCGCCATAGCCCCCGGCCATGAATGCTTTGGCCTGGGTACGGGAGAGTCCGACATCACGCAGGACTCTTTCGATTTTTTTCTGTTCGGGGATTTCCCCGCGGGCCAGCGCGTTCTTGACGTCGCTGATCCGCGCCTCGTCGTTAGACGGGAACGTCACCAGACTGACTTCCCAGAGGTCGATTTCTTTCAGCAGAAAGGCTTCTTTCGTCCGGTCGTATTCCCAGTCTTTCAGGACGTACCCAATAGAAAGGCCGGTTAACGAACCGGCCTTCATGTGTGCATGTGCGCGTTTTGCGAGGGGATCATCATCAATAAGCAACCGTCCCCTGACGTAAAGCCCGACATCGTCTTCCTTCATTTCGGTGTAAACACCGATGGGTTCATCCATGCGGTGCTGCCAGAGCAGCGCAGGTAACGCTTTTCTGTCACTCCACGCCCGCAGGGAAGCGGCAAATGCCCCTGACATCACCACATCATCGTGGCTGTCCTTTACACCAAAGACGGAGCCATACCCTTCAAACTCACCGGAGTCACTGACAGATTTCAGACTCAGCGGTACATCAAGACGTTGTTTCGTCTGCATTGGCGTTATCCTTCTGCTTACCGGCTTTACTGCCATCGGAGGGTTTCGTGGTCATGTTCATCGGTGTGAGATAGACATCACCACCGGGACGCGGATTCATATCTTCCAGGTCGCGGCAGTCATTGGGAGAGTAAATTCCCCAATTGATCCCGGTAGCGTAGGCTTCAAAACGGGACTTCATATCCCCGCGCAGTAAGGCCCCGGCGTTAAATTTGGCGTAATAAACGCCCTGCTTACTTTTTCGTACCAGTCCGGTGTTGATCCGCTGCTCAATGCGGGTCAGATACGGCACCAGTGAATAGTTGATAAATCCCAGCCCCAGCTCTTCGATATTGTTGAAGGTGGCGCGATCGGTGTTCTGCACCATGTGCAATGGCACCCGGAACAGACGACAGATTTCTTCAAGCTGAAACTTGCGGGTTTCCAGGAACTGGCTGTCCTCGGCGTTCAGCGCCATCGACTTCCAGTCCAGCCCCATCTCAAGGATCATCGGGCGGTGAGCATTGCCAAGCCCGGTGTGACGCTCCTCAAAATCTTTCTTCAGGCGCTCATAAGCCTGATCTGACAGCGTCTGCTCTGTACGCAACACACCCGACGTCACCGCGCCATTGCTGAACAGTCTGGCCCCGTGCTCTTCGGTCGCTGCCGCCAGCGATATTGCCTCGCGGGCATAGGCGATGGGATTCAGCCCCACCAGTCCGTCCAGCGTCAGCGTGCGCACATGCCAGATATCTTCCTGGCTCAGTACATCCGTGGAGCCATCCGGGAATGTGACCTGATAGACCGGCTCCCAGCTACTGTTAAGCTTCGGTACCACACAGCCGGGATCGACGGGCAGCAGTTCAGCCACTTCGCCAAATGCTTTCACTTTGTAGGCGTAAAAGTTTCCCCGCAGGCACAGACAGGTGACCACCAGCTCCCAGAACTCCTGCGGCGTCATATAGCCATTGGGATGCGTGGAGATCAGCTTATGCAGACGTTCGCCAGTGGCTCTCTGCTTCAGGCTGCCGTTCAGGTGATACAGGTTGCAGGGCAACATCCCGACCGACTCCGCCAGCACCCTGACACAGGAAAAAACCGCCGTCAGTCGCATGGCCCGCTGGCTGCTGATCTGCTTTCCGGTATAGGTGTCGTAGGACAACCCGATAGCATCCGCCAGCTCTGCTGGCGTGGTCACCGGTGCGTCACTTTTTCGTTGAAATAATCCCGAAAAGAACACTATTTACCTCCGCCGACAGACGACTGTGTACGGTCGAGATATCGCGCCACCAGCCACGACCAGAACAGGCACAACGCCCCGGCAACAACAAACCCCGCCGGGGGATAAATCAGCCAGGCACCATACGCCAGCAAAAGCCCCCCCAGCACGCCCACCAGAGGCGCGAGAATCAGCATGATCATAATTACCTCAGTTAAAGCGAGCGGATCCCGTAGGACTCAATGTGGTCGGACAGCGTGTCTTCTTTCTCATACAGCATGGCTCTGCCAACCGCCATAATCAGCGCAACTGCACCATCGATTTTGTTTTCCGCCTGCTCTTTGACGGGCTTCACCACATCATCGTTACCCGGAATGGTTTTGCCGACCACGTTGCCGATACACCAGGTCATGATGGGATTGCCATCATGATGAAAGCGCCCCGATTCAATTGCCGCTTCCAGCTCTTTCATCGGGTCGGACATGTTGGTGTAGTTCTGAATGATGGTGATGGGATTCAGGTCTTCATCAGCAAGGTCATGTGACAGCCCGGTCGCCCCGAAGGGGTCGATGGGTGACTCGCTGACCGGGCTGATTTTGTTCGCCGCTTTGGCCTCTTCGAGGATGTAGCGATAATCCACCTCTGCACCATCGGTAACGGTCAGGACGCCCATTTCCACCCATTTCTGAAAGCGTTCGGCTGTCCGGCGATCTTCATTTTTCTCGACGCTGTACACCGTGTCATACGGTACCCAGAAACGCGGGGCTACACTGTAGTAATGCGTTTTACCGTCAATCTCGCGGGTATAAAGTCGCGCCATGCTGTTCATATCCAGCTTACGCGCCAGGTCAAAGGCCAGAATGCACGGCTGCCCCTCGAACTGCTCAAGGGTCAGTGATTTATCCTCGCAGCTCTGCCAGCTCACCAGGTTGAAATACGCCGAACGCGCCGACACCCAGATATTGAGGTGTTTTGTTTTAAAGACGTTTGCCAGACGGGCGTTATTTTTCGCACGCTGCTGCTGACTTAACAAAAATTCGCGATAAACCGACACGCCAATATTTGGATTGGCTTTTTCCAGCACCTGCGGGTCGGTCCAGTCGTCTCCTTCATCAACGGTATAGATGATCCCGAACAGTTCATCGTTAGGCACCGAGCCGTTGAGCATCTCGATGACTTCCCGCCGCTTGTCGTAGCACGGCCCCTCAATGTTGTACCCGGCGGTAGTGATGGCCCACATCAGTGGCTGACGTCGCGCCCCCATCCCGGTAAGCATTGTGGTATAAAGCGCATCGGTGGCATGCTCGTGATATTCATCAACCACGGCACAGTGGGGTGATGAACCATCACCGGGGTTGCCGATCAGCGGTTCAAACCGCGCGCCATCCTCCGGACGGTTCATGTTTGAGGCGTTAACCTCAATCCCGAACGCTTCCGTCAGCATGGGTGTGCGTTTACACATCAGTCGCGCCGGGCGAAAGACTTCCCACGCCTGTTTCTCTGTCGTGGCACCGGAATACACTTCCGCGCCAAACTCGTTATCACAGGCAAAACAATACAGGGCAACACCGGCAGAGATTGCCGATTTGCCGTTCTTACGGGGGATTTCGGTATACACCTCCCTGAAGCGGCGCAGCCGGGAGCCTTTATTGACCCAGCCAAACGCACAGCAGATCACAAAGAGCTGCCACGGCTCCAGCGTGATGGGCATCCGTTTGAATGCCCACTCACCCTTGGTGTGCGGCAACAGCTGAATAAATTTCGCGGCCCGTTCAGCCAGGTCCTTGTCGAAGCGGTAACGAAACGACTTACTTTTTTCCGCCATCAGGTCATCAAGATGGCGCTGGCAGGCCTGAATCACAAACTGGCAGGCCACAATCTTTCCGCGCACGACATCACGGGCATACTGATTGGCTGCATTTACATTGGGGTAAGATTTCCGGCTCATGATTCGATAATTTTCAGAAACGGGTTAGTGGCTTTCTTCTGCCCCGCCAGGCCAATCAGACGCTGGCGGCTGCTGGGGTCGAGTCCGAGCATTGCCCCCGTGCTGCTCATCTCGGACTCCTGTTCTTTCTTGGCGGTCAGCTCCGGATTTTTGACCATACCGCCCATTGCACCGGTGATGGTGTTGCCCTGGCTGGCAATATTTTTCACGGCACGTCGCCAGAACTCATAGGCCACACACCACCGCTCAAGCACCGCGAGGTCAGTCACGCACAGCAGGCCCTGACCGCAGAGTTCTTTGGTTGTCAGTTGCCACATGATCGTGGCGAGAGGGAGATCTTCTTCAACGAACCACTCCGGTGGCTCAACACCTTTGATGGGCGTAAAAACAGGTTCATCTTTGTTCAAGGCTCGCTTGCCGGGGTTTCCGGCCAGCGCCTTGCGCGCCGTTGGATTGGGGCGACGCCCGGAACGCCCCGCCGTTCCAGCCATATGCGGCACTCCTGGTTAAATTTCATTTTTCGCGGGTATAAAAAAACGATGGGGCGGGCAGTCCGGAAGACGTCAAGTCACAGAGATTTGACCCGCCCCTCCCCACTGGCAGTTGAGAATTATTATCACTTTAGCCGTTCACGGGCCGTCTTCGCCTTATGACACGGCCAGCACAGGCTCTGCAGATTGCAGTCTGCATCAGTGCCGCCATGCGCTTTAGGGATGATGTGGTCAACGGTTTTCGCCTCACGCACCACACCGACACGCAGGCACAACTGACACAGGCCTTTGTCACGCTTGAGCACACGTTCACGGATAACATCCCATTTCGAACCATAACCGCGCTGGTGTCGGGACTGGCCTGGCTTGTATTGCTTCCAGCCTTCGCTTTTGTGGCTTTCGCAATAGCCTGACGGGTCAGTCGTCGTATGGTGGCAGCCGCGAACACGGCAGGCTCTAGGTATCAGTGCTGGCATAAAATACTCTCTTTAATCTGATAGACATATTTGACAAAAGAGATTCATTTTTCTCTTTCACTCTTTCCTTTATGAGAAAAATCTGATAACAAGGTTCTAATAAAAGTAACTAAACACAGGTTATAACATGAGTGAAAAGAAAACCGTTGCTTATCGCATTGAGGGATGCGAAAACATCAAAATGATTGGAAACAAATCATTTGGTGCTGATGTTGGTTATGAAATTATTGATTCAGCTAATACTTTTCTTTCCAACAATATTCATTACTCAGCAGAAACAGTTCGGCTTATAAAAGAAGCAGAAATCGCCATACAAAATAACTTAAGTGAAATTAACGATAAGCTTGGTGCAGAGAAGCTACAAGAAATATACGACATTTTAAATGATATCAAGTTTAATCAGTCATCAACACCTCTACAACTGATGGAGCGATTTTACTCAGCTGGTGCAAACACATTAACTTTATGGCCTATTATTCAGAGTCTCCTAAATAGTCTTTAATATTACAAATCCACTTTGGTTTGAGCATAAATTATAAAGATGTCTAGTAATAGGCATCTTCAATTTAAATTAAAATCTTCATCTAGCATTGTTTATACTGCGGATAGCCTTTTTATCTCTATTGCACTGCCCTAATGCAGATAACAAACTTGCATTCAGGTCTAGGCTAGCACCATATGTCAGTGGACTAGGTATAATTGGAATCGGTGTTTCAGAAGTTAGGGTGGTTGACAGTGGTGCTACTGGGGTGCTCACGTAAACTGTCCGCGTACTTCCGCAACCGGTCAGTAGCGGCAGCAGGCACAGGATGTGAAGCGCAATCATCATTCGCAACAGCCACTTTGATATCTTCCTGGGTTCTCTGTGACTCCAGTGCGATTTGTTGTTTTGCATGCTGGCTAGCCTCCAGTGCTGTATTTACGATTTGTATTGATTGCAGGACGTTATTGGTAATGGCAGTTGCCGATTCAGCATTTCGTACAGCCTCATCAGCACGCTCCTTTTCGTGCTGATATTTGCTGTAGTAATGCCCGACAGACCAGATGAAGGAACCAATGACGGTAACAAAGAAGGCAACAATAACCAGCTTATATCTCAGCTTCATTTACTACCCCACCTGCCTCTTTAAATCGGGCAATCAGGTCGCCGATTTTATGTTCATACTGACCGTAACCTGCACCTGGTAACGACGCCCAGATATTGCTGCAACGGTCGATTGCCTGACGAATATTGCCGCGGTCAATCATCGGTAAAGCGCCACGCTCTTTAATCTGCTGCAGAGCTACAGCGTCCTGGCTTTCTGGAGAAAAATCTTTCAGGCCAAGCTGTTTACGGTAAGCATCCCACCAGCGTGAAAGAAGCTGGTAACGTCCGGCGGCTGTTGACTTGAGTTTCGGGTTTAGCGTGACAACTTTGCGAGGGTGATCGGAGTAATCAGTGAAGAGTTCACCACCGACAATAACGTCATAACCGTGGTTACGTGTCGGTTGTCGTCCGTTATCCGTTCCTTCTGACCAAGCCACCATATCAAGGAAAGCTTTACGCTGGGAATTTAGTACCTGCATAAATTACTCCTTAGAGCCACCAAACTTATTACCGATTACACTCATTGCAGCCCCACGAATAGCATCGACACCGATCAACCCAACGCCACCACCAATGGCAACAGAAAGAGATTTAGGCCATCCGACATACTCAAGAGCGGATGCAAAAGTCAGCGTCAGAGCACCACAGAGCAAAATCTCGAGCGTTTTTCGTTTCCAGCCCCCACCACCGCCAAAATATGCAATGCGCAAGCCAGCCATAACAATCGACATAATCACTGCGCCCAGCGGTGTGTCTCCACGCCACCAGCTCTGGACCAAGTCCAGCCAGGTATTTGGGTTATGAGGCATTTGTAGTTATCTCTCACCTCGCAATACAGGAGGTGCAAATTGAGGGAACATCATGTACCGCAAATCAGAAGCGGAAACGTAAAAGAAGTCGAGCCAATGGCTAAGTACCAGATAGACCAAGCCCAACGAATACCAAGGCCTAGAAATGACAAAACCCGCTCGACGGCGGGTTTAAGTTGTGTGGCGAAGTAACCACTCTTAACACGATACAATAGTTTTTGCGTACGCGTTAGTTTTTTTTTACAATAAGGACACACAGCGAATAAGGGAAAACTATGAACTTTTCTAATACCAAAAAAAACAATTTAACAAAGAAATGTCAAGTTAGGGCTTTTAATGTGAACCTTGACGGGAAGAGTAATTTATTTCAGCAAATATCAACAAATAATAAATTTGTACAGGGTTCCATAATCCAGTTATCAACTAACAGGCATTTAAAATTAAAAGAATTTAGCACTAAAGGTAATATCCATTACTTACATTTTTCTTTATACAATCCGAAAGAAGAAGTGTCGATTACCCCAAATAAACCTAACACTAAAGATTTGTTAGATGTTGAAAATTTTGACAATTTACATGCCTTCTTTATGGTTAAGGATAATCAAATTGCTTCACTCCTTCAAATATCCACTAACTGGAGTGAAGTCAAAATAGCAAAAATCTTCAAATGCTATGGCATAGATATTATACCGTCAGCTATCTTAAAGAAAAATGTAATCCAAAAAGTCAAAGATGATGGTTTGCGCGCTGTACATGTGAATTTCAACGTGCATGAATCAGATTTTGTTAACAAGCCTAGTTTCTTATCTGTGTTTGTAAAAAAAGAGCCAAAATTAAAACAAACAGGAATAAGTGGCCATTTTACTATCGATGCCAGAGGAAACCCTGCCGTTGCTGCATCAATTGAAAACAATCCGACGCCTTGGATATCTGATTTAAACAGTGACTTTTACTTTGAAACTAAAAAAGGAGAGAAAATCACTAGCGATGACATGAAACTTACAAAGATTTACTACACGTTACCATACGGCTCGCAAACAATTTCCAGCAAATATGCTCATGAAATTTTAGAGCATTTTGTCACAAATGAGTTATAATATACTTAAAAACGGGGAGGCCATATGTTTAAAGATTATAACTGGACGGGAATTATAATTACCACAGGAAACTTCCTAGCCTCCTTCTTTTTCTCAAAATATCTCACAAACAGCTTAACAAATAACAATGACGCATTAAATCTTGTTGCAAATGTTTTCTCAATCCTATCCGGTTTTTTATTGCTAGTTATTACTATGTCTGGTGAGAACTCCTCAATTTCGAAATCACTTAATGCATTAGACAAAGCCAACCAGAGCACTCGATTTTATATGCGCTTTGTAAAAAGCTATACTCTATTCTTGATGTATATAATTACACTTGCATTAATATTTGTATTTTATCTTTTATCCAAGGATAAAACACATTCAGGTATTTATTTTGAATATACAAAAACCACTATTGCATATTCAATCTCATTTTTAACATGTTTCTCATTCATACAATCAACTTTCATTCCATTGAAAATAAAGGAATTGTTTGAAGAGAAGAAAAACATGAATACTTAATTAGAAGCCGCTGAAGCGGCTTCTGCAATCACCAAAACAAAATTGATATACATCCCTCAACAAATCCCATTGCAGTTTGCAGTTCCTTCCTAATTGTGCCATCAGAGCATTTTCTCTTCTTCGCAATAGTGCGTAATGAGATACCGATAACAAAGTGGGCGATGATGAGCTCATATTCCTCTGGTTTATACCTTCTCAACCGAGCCACACAACTGTCTATCATGATGCCTTCGTCATCATCACACTGAATCCGTGACTTTTTGCCATGAGGTAAAAGTCCCTTGAAACCAGCCGCTATCGGCTGCCAGTCCACTCCGCTATTGTCTGAAGCAGCCCAAGCTCCCCAACGATCCATTACTTCATACATATCACGCATCAACTTTCTCCACAAAATCAGGCCAGCACACCAATTGCCAGCGCACGATCGATAAAACGAAATATCAACTCCAGCTGGGAGCCATACTTCTCTTCAAATGCCACGGTATCCGCATGCAGCTCGTCGTGATGCTTTCTGCACAAAGGCAACACAAAGAGGTCATGCGCTTTTGTACCCATTCCACCCTGACCGTGGCCTATCAGGTGGTGGGGATCATCAGCAGGCTTTCCACAACATGCACACGGCTGTGTCTTAACCCAGCGCGTGTACTTTTCATTAACCCAGCGGCGGCGTTTTGGGCGTAACATAAAAGACTCCGGCGACTCCGGATCCACTTTCAGCGCCAGCACCTTTTTCGCCTTATCCTGGATGATGCTGGTGGCAGGAACCGAAGGCACAAGGTCACTTTCCCGGGTGACAGACGGCACAACAGGCTTCGGTAATCTCAGTGCCTTACGGGCTGCACTTTCCGGTAAGGCATCCGCCAGGTCATTACGAATCAGCCACCAGCACAGTTCCGGCATTGTCACAACGTGACTGTCATCAAAACCGAGCTCCCGACGCACAACAGACAACACCCAGCGGGCACAGTTATCCGTTGCCATTGATTCCAGCCGTTCCGTGAACTGATCGCGCAGCTGGTTATCGCAGTGCCAGCACAGACGGATTGCGCCCGGAGCGTGTCGCATTGTTGTCATGTTCTCGCTGTGCCAGTCGGAATGAGGCCACTGGCAGCCTTTTTCACGAAGTAACCAGCTTTCAAGACATTCCACGCCACCAGCACGACGGATCACTGCCTCATTGCGGAACACGGCCCGAACGGCAGGATCATCCGCCAGCGGTTGTGATGCCACCGGAACGGCACCACTGGCGAAAGATGAATAATGCTCCGGCTCAGGCTCCAGCAGGACACGCCCCTGCATAAACAGGGGCATCAGCTCTGAACCGGGCCTGAACAATACGATCCCCATACGCGGGGCAATTTCAGGGGTCAGTAGTGCTCTCACGGTCACCTCAATGAACGGTATCGAGCAGCTTTAACAGCTCAGGGAATCGGGATTCGAAGAAATGCGGCTGCGTCTCGCGCGGATTTGCGGGACTGGTGATGTTCTTGCCGAACATGCAGCCTTTCGCTGTCAGCGACCAGAATTTTTTGATGTTGTTAATCGCGGTACGACTGTATCGTTCGCGTTGTTCAACGATCCCCAGCTTCGCCATCTGGTGATATGCCTGATTAGCCGTCAGGCGGATACCATACTGTTTCAGCAGTGCACTCAGTGACAGTGTCGGGCGACTTGAGCCATCGTGTGCATCAGCAGGAGCATCAATGGCATAGCGCGGTGCCAGATTCGGTAAGCCAACAGCCTCCTGGAGTTTCTGACAGGCACCAAGCACAGATGAGTTAGACAGGTTTAACTCCCGACGCATAAAGTCCAGCAGAATCACACCAGCCTGCATCTTGTCAGCAGCCTGTCCGGATAATTTTTCCGGTGCGCTGGTTACCATGTCGAAAGTACGGATCACCTTCAGATGGAATGACGGGCTGATCCACATTGCATAGGCATACACCAGTTCCTTGCAGACATAAGTTCCCCGTTCATTTCCCCCATGAATCACACTCACCGGGTCAACACCCAAATTCTGGGTGTTGGTCAATTCATGAACAAGCTCAACAGTTTGTTGGCTGGAAAGAAACTTTCCCGGCTCCTTGGTTCTGGCATTTGCACCAGATGCTACTGCTGCGCGATGCAGATCGTTCAGGCTGTAACGCCCATAAGCATCACGACGAACTTCAATACCATCAATGACCATCAGATTATTCATACTTCGTTTCTCCTCTTGATCAGGCGGCTGCACCCGCCGTTTTCTCGTACTTACTGATAGTGATCTCGACCTTCCCTTCCGGGATAACCGGTCCCCACTCCACCAGCATTCTTTTCACCTGGCTGTCGTCTTCCCACACACCCGCGTGGGTCAGGGCGTCAAACAGCGCCTTGTTATAGTTGTCCAGATCGCGGATCCGGTTATCCGGAGGAAACAACACGATCTCCACTGAAGCAGGTGCCGACGTTGGTTTTGGCAGACGACGTAACTGCTCAACTATTGCTGCACACGCCGCGCTCTGGAATTTGCGCCCCGCCGCGCTTATCAGGCTCTTACCTGCAAACGCCCCTTTGTTGGGGTGTCGCCAGTACGTGTTCACGCTGGGCGGAAAAGGCAGGATCAGCTTCATACTTTCAGGCCCCTCTCATGTAACCAGTGGGTTGCACGCAGCCTTGCGTTTTCCTCACCGGCAAGCAGTGCGCGGATAATCCCGACCGCCTCGCTGTCGTCGTCCTTCACCGCGGTATGAAGCGTTATCCCCCGGGCCACGCCACGCTTTATCGTGATGACGCCTTTTTTCTCCAGTGCGCGAAGATGCTCTACCGCTGCATTCACTGAACGGTATCCCAGCATGGTTGCCACCTCCTGATTGGTTGGCGGAAAGCCACGCTCTTTCTGATAAGAAATCAGCATATCCAGCACCTGCTGCTGGCATTGAGTTAACGTCGTCATTACGCCCCCACGTAATTCCCTGACAGATACCACTCATCACTCGATACAGCGCGCTTGCTGCTTTTCCGTAAACACTGCTCACGACGCGCCAGAAAATTGTTTCGTTCTGGCTGGGAGTGGCTTTCACGGAATGCCGCCATCCACACCGTTGCAGCACGACGGTATAAGCCCCTGGACTCCAGTTCTTCAGCCTGGCGGGTCAGGCACAAAATCTCCCGCGGGTCGTTAGTGCCGACATAGAAATTGCGCACAGGTCTGGTTTCACGAACTGGTTGCGGTTCCGCCTCCTGCGCTCTCTCAGTCAGGCGCGGGAAATGTCTGCGTGTATCCCCTTCACAACGGTGAGCCACACGCCCACTCTGACGTAACTTGCTTGCTGACTGCAGAACGCGCTGCCGTGAGTAACCTGCAAAAGCATCCGCAATGTCTCCGGAAGTACACCCCGGATGGGCTTCAATGTATTTCTGAACTTCATTCAAAAGACTCATGATCACCCCCTGAATCCTGCCGGGATCTGGCTGTAGTCCACGTTGTCGTAACTGGCTTTGAAGTACGGGTCTTCGCGTTTTTCTGTGTACGTGCTGACGGACGGCGATAAGCGCAGGGAAAGCTCATCCCATTTTTCCCGCAGCTTCGACGGGCTGAGCACGTTACGGCACCAGAACGGATCGCGGCTGACGCGGCTGTACATCTCGCAGATTTGTTTGTGAGTACGACCATCCTGCACACACATCAGGCGAATTTCGTTTGCCCAGGCTGTCCAGTTCGGTTCTTTGGGACGAACCACCTCGCCGTCACATTCGGCGGCCTGCTCGTACAGGGCGATGATTTTTTTCCAGAGCCACTGTGCGCAGGTCAAATCATCCTGCGTTCCCCACTGGCGCTTTTTAGGGCTGAATACAACCGCATCAGGATGGCGAGTTAAAAACTCCTGTTCAGCCGTCTGCGTGTCCGGTTGCGAAGCGTCCGGACGAGAAGTTTTTTTATCTGACGGATCATGTTTTGATTTTACTGACGGATCCCCGCCAGATTCTGACGGGTGAAAACCCGCTTTTTTGCCAGATTTCGACGCATCAAATTTTGACGGGTCAGATTTTGATGCGTCAGATTTTGACGGGTCAGAATCTGACAATTGAGAAAATGCCGCTGCCTGAAGCTTCGCAACGTTAAGCTGATAAACATTCGACGCATTGCGGTTACCCTGGCGACGCGCCTTACGCGTTAACCAGCCTTCTGCTTCCAGCCGTGCGATAGCCGTTCTGACGGTACTCATCCCCGCGCCAATCTGACGGGCAATGGTTTCAATTGATGGCCAGCACACACCTTCGTCATTACTGAAATCAGCCAGGCGGGCCATAATTGCCACGCTGGATAATTTCATGCCTGACGCAGCGCAACCATCCCATACATAGCCGGTTAATTTAGTGCTCATGACCGACCTCTATTTCCCTGAATTTACGACGAAACTGTTCGAGCGGACTGAAGCATTCATGCTCATAGCCTTCGCGGAGGTAGATAACCCGTTGTGTTTCCGGCTCCCAACGAATGACTCTGACGGGTACTCCGTAGTGATCTTTGAACCAGCGGTTAACTTGTCGCAAAGGACTGTCTCCTTTTGCCGGTTAAAATCACCCACAGCCCACTCTGCAAAGCTGTGGGTTACAATTACCCTGCCACCTGGTACATTTACTGCATAGCAATACTCCACCTTCGCTTTTCCACCCGGTACAGGAAGCGCAATCAGTTGCGAGCGACGGTAGTGTGTTGTTAAACTGTTCATGCGTTAGTTTCTCCACAGTCACGACACGCCACGGCGCCCGGAGCTGCACACTCGCGGGCGTCATTACTTTCTGAAATGCAAAAAATTTTGTAGACCAGTGCTGCATGCTCCTGCAGCTTCGAAATTGAGAGGTACAGCTCGTCGTTAATTGCTGTCTTCTCATGCGGTTCCACTACACCGTCTTCAATTGCTGAACGAATCTGTTTTGAATAACTGCCGATCTGTTCAATGACCTCCAGCAGGCGTTGGTTGATATCGGCGTTGTCCACATCCTCGACATCAGGAAGAGACACAAAGACGCCATTTGCAGACTGCGCCACAGCGTCAGCAATGAAGTGAGTTCCACCAGCACGTTGCAAAATCATTGCCCATCCCAGCGGGAAAATCTGATCGCCATCGGCACGAAGGCGGTTAAATAATGCGTTCTCTGTTACATCCAGCCAGTCAGCTGCTTCAGCGTAACCACCCGGCAACTTTGCGATAGTTTTTCTGACAGCTTTCACGTACCACTCAGGCTGTTTTTCTACTTTCCAGTGATGCTTACCCACGGTTAGCCTCATCGTTCTGTGGTTAAAAATTGAAAGTGTTCTGCTAATCTTTCGGATAGATATCCGGTCTTAAGTCAGATTTCGTAATTGCACCTGACGTGCATTGCTCAAGTTTTTTAGCCAGCACAAAACTGGCTTTTTTATAGCCATTGAAAACCAGCCGTAAGTAGCCAGGTGTTGAGCCAACTTTTCCGGCCAACTCGCCCTGCTGTTCTTTGGTTAAAGAGTCCCAATACGCTTTCATACAATATGTACCTCCGATGTACATATTACATGATTGAAATGAACCTTCAAGATACTTGTACCTTAACGGTACAAGGGTTTTAATTTCGTTATGAAAACAATCCATGACATCCGGCGGTCTAACGCCAGAAAACTGAGAGATGGTGTTGGCGGGAATTCTTCCTTTGCCACTATGATTGATCGCGAGCCAACCCAGACCAGCAGGTTTATGGGAGATGGTGCTACTAAAAATATCGGTGACAGCATGGCACGACACATCGAAAAATGTTTCGACCTGCCTGTCGGATGGCTCGATCAAGAACACCAGACAACGAACATCACAAAAAAACCTGATGTTTCAATCACTAATAAACAAATCACATTAGTCCCTGTCATATCATGGGTACAGGCCGGAGCATGGAAAGAAGTTGGATATTCTGAGGTTGATTTGAGCACAGCAGAAACGTATCCCTGCCCTGTACCCTGTGGGGAAATGACTTATATCTTGCGGGTGATAGGTGATTCAATGATTGATGAGTACCGCCCGGGAGACATGATTTTTGTCGATCCTGAAGTACCTGCCTGCCACGGTGACGACGTTATTGCATTGATGCACGATACAGGCGAAACCACCTTCAAAAGGTTGATAGAAGATGGGACACAGCGTTATCTCAAAGCGTTAAACCCAAACTGGCCTGAGCCTTACATTAAGATCAACGGTAATTGCTCTATAATTGGTACAGTGATTTTCTCAGGAAAACCAAGAAGATACAAAATCAAAGCCTAATCAATGTTTATGAACCTGCTTCGGCAGGTTTTTTTATACTTGACAATGTACCTTTGAGATACATAATGTACCCAACCGAAACAACGAACAGGCAGGACGCCCACGAAGTAGCCGCCTGGGGCATATGAAGTCCAGGATGATTCGTTAGCAACAAAAAAGCGCCCTACAGGACGCTTAGCTCTTTAACAATCTGGTCCCCATCAACAAGTAACTGATAACTTGAGGAGGTGTGAAATGCACAAAACAGAACCCAAAATCGTCGCGCCTGGCTACACAGATGAGGAAATTTATGAGTGGATGACAAAGAAGCTGGCAGCTATAAACCAGCTTCGTGAAGTGCTGTCTTATCGACAGGAAACAATAGACTCCTTAAAAAAACTGGATCAGGAAATCACGGTTTTATCACAGGATGTTACTTTAGATATTGTGCAGACAAATTAGGATCCCATTCATTTTCGTCAAAATCATCAAAGTGATGAATTTGTGATCTCCAGTCTCGATAATCTAAAAATTTCTGGGCGGTTACGCTTATTTTATCAAGTGTGAGTTCATCCTGAATTGAAAGAAGAAGTTCATCAAATTTCATCTCATTAATCTGTTTTGGCATCCAGTGATGCTTCATCAGAATAAGGTGAACCAGAGCCTTTTTCCCATTCAACTGATTATAGGGAGTGCCGAATTTCTTCCGGTGCTCATGTAAGACAAGGTCCAGAAGAGTAAGTAATGTTGCCCTTGATTCAACTTTGCTTATTTCGACTGATGACACTACCCCACTGATTTCAATGCCCCGATACTTTCCAACATTTTCACAGTGGGATTTGTACAGCGTGTAGATATTACCGGACATTTCTTTTCCTTTTGCGTTGTTGGGGATAACCAGATTAACCGAATCCTTGTTGTTGGGGAATAACCAGGTCCACCTCGCCTGATGTGGCTAAAAGCAGGCACATAACAGCTAAGTATTTTCAACCAGAGAGAATCCTTAGCGTTGTGGTGAATGCGGCTCAGCGCACGCGGGTTAAGGTTGAGGCTGACAGTCGACCTTCTGTGGATACCCACCCGCCTGGTGTGCAACCTTCGCCAGGCACCGGGAGGCACCCGGCACCACAACTTTATGCTGTGTGTAGTCCTGGCGGTACCAGTTTGTACCCTTGCTTCCGGCTGGTACCGTCCTTTTTACAAAACAGAGAAGAGCATCACCGGACGACGGGCTCATAACCCAATCCATCCGGGCGGCTGCCACCGCAGGTGTTCTTCTCTGTTTTGTGGAGAAACTAACCGCCCCTACGGGGGCATTTATGGAAATGTAATTGACTCAATAATCGCCGGACGGTGAGGGCTTCCTTTTACCCGAATTCAGCGCGGTGCAGCGCATATACGTGGAGAACAAAATGTCATTTATTAAAACTTTTTCCGGGAAGCATTTTTATTATGACAGGATAAATAAAGACGACATCGTTATTAACGATATCGCGGTTTCCCTTTCAAATATCTGTCGCTTTGCAGGACATCTTTCACACTTCTACAGTGTCGCCCAACATGCGGTGCTTTGCAGCCAGCTGGTGCCGCAGGAATTTGCTTTTGAAGCTTTAATGCATGATGCAACAGAAGCATATTGCCAGGACATCCCCGCACCACTGAAACGACTTCTTCCTGACTATAAACGGATGGAAGAAAAAATAGACGCCGTAATCCGTGAGAAATACGGGTTACCTCCTGTTATGAGCACGCCAGTGAAATATGCCGATCTCATTATGCTGGCAACCGAACGCCGCGATCTCGGGCTTGATGATGGCTCTTTCTGGCCTGTGCTGGAAGGTATCCCGGCAACAGAGATGTTCAACGTGATTCCACTGGCTCCAGGCCATGCCTACGGGATGTTTATGGAACGCTTTAACGAATTATCGGAGTTACGCAAATGCGCATGAATGTTTTCGAAATGGAAGGGTTTCTTCGTGGGAGATGTGTACCGCGAGATCTGAAAGTGAATGAAACGGATGCTGAATACCTGGTGCGTAAATTCGATGCGCTTGAAGCTAAATGTGCAGCACAGGAAAACAAAGTAATACCAGTGTCAACTGAACTGCCACCAGCAAATGAAAGTGTTTTGTTATTCGATGCTAACGGAGAAGGCTGGCTAATTGGCTGGCGTTCTCTCTGGTACACCTGGGGACAAAAAGAAACCGGAGAATGGCAGTGGACATTTCAGGTCGGGGACCTTGAAAACGTCAATATCACTCACTGGGCAGTAATGCCAAAAGCACCGGAGGCTGGAGCATAATGACCACTTTTACCGACAAAGAACTGATTAAAGAAATTAAAGAGCGTATCAGCAGCCTTGACGTGCGAGACGATATTGAGCGCCGTGCTTATGAAATCGCACTCCTATCTCTGGAAGTAGAACCAGATGAACGCGAAGCTTATGAATTATTCATGGAAAAGCGTTTTGGTGACTTAGTAGATCGTCGGAGAGCAAAAAACGGCGATAACGAATACATGGCATGGGATATGACTCTCGGTTGGATCGTCTGGCAGCAACGAGCTGGTATCCATTTCTCAACAATGTCACAGCAAGAGGTGAAATAATGGAGCCATACAGCCTCACACTCGATGAGGCCTGTCATTTTCTCAAGATATCCAGACCGACTGCCATTAACTGGATACGCACAGGGCGTCTTCAGGCAACACGCAAAGATCCCACTAAGAATAAATCTCCTTACCTCACAACACGACAAGCCTGCATTGCGGCTCTTCAGTCTCCGCTGCATACTGTCCAGGTGAGCGCGGGTGATGGCATAACAGAGGAAAGAAAATGTCACTCTTCCGCAGAGGTGAAATATGGTACGCCAGTTTCACATTGCCGAACGGTAAAAGATTTAAACAGTCTCTTGGAACAAAGGACAAAAGGCAGGCGACAGAACTCCATGACAAGCTAAAGGCTGAAGCATGGCGGGTCAGCAAACTTGGTGAAATACCTGATATAACGTTCGAGGAAGCGTGTGTCAGGTGGCTTGAAGAGAAAGCACATAAAAAATCACTGGACGATGACAAAAGCCGGATCGGATTCTGGCTTCAACATTTCGCAGGAATGCAACTAAGAGACATTACTGAATCAAAAATTTATTCAGCAATGCAGAAAATGACGAACCGGCGTCATGAGGAAAACTGGAAACTCAGGGCAGAAGCATGCAGAAAAAAAGGGAAACCTGTTCCAGAATACACGCCAAAACCAGCGTCCGTTGCAACGAAGGCTACGCATCTTTCATTTATAAAGGCCCTACTAAGAGCCGCAGAGCGTGAATGGAAAATGCTGGATAAGGCACCAATTATTAAAGTGCCTCAACCAAAGAATAAACGGATCCGCTGGCTGGAGCCCCATGAAGCACAAAGGCTGATTGATGAATGTCCGGAGCCATTAAAGTCTGTTGTTGAATTTGCACTGGCAACAGGCTTAAGACGCTCAAACATCATCAACCTTGAATGGCAACAAATAGATATGCAGCGCCGGGTGGCATGGATAAACCCGGAAGAGAGTAAATCAAACCGCGCAATTGGCGTTGCGCTGAATGATACTGCATGTCGCGTATTGAAAAAACAAATCGGGAATCATCACCGTTGGGTATTTGTGTACAAGGAAAGCTGTACCAAACCAGACGGAACGAAAGCGCCAACAGTAAGGAAGATGCGGTATGACGCAAACACAGCCTGGAAAGCGGCGCTGAGACGGGCTGGTATTGATGATTTCAGATTTCACGACTTGAGACACACCTGGGCAAGTTGGCTGGTTCAAGCCGGAGTCCCGTTGTCAGTGTTACAGGAAATGGGAGGCTGGGAGTCTATCGAAATGGTTCGTCGATATGCTCACCTTGCACCTAATCACCTTACCGAACACGCACGGCAAATAGACTCGATCCTGAACCCATCGGTCCCAAATTTGTCCCAGTCAAAAAATAAGGAAGGTACTAATGATGTGTAACTTATTGATTTAAATGGTGCCGATAATAGGAGTCGAACCTACGACCTTCGCATTACGAATGCGCTGCTCTACCAACTGAGCTATATCGGCCCTGAAAGGACATGTTCACGAACGTGAATCACGGTGGACAAGGTTAAAACTAACCGGGCGATGCGTCAATGGCCTTGTGAATCAAATGGCTACTTTTGCATCACCCGGTTTTATTTACGCACGAATGGTGTAATCACCAATGCCGATCCACTTGTAAGTGGTCAGTGCTTCCAGCCCCATTGGGCCACGCGCGTGGAGTTTTTGTGTGCTTACCGCCACTTCCGCACCCAGACCAAACTGGCCGCCGTCGGTAAAACGCGTAGAGGCGTTAACGTAAACAGCGGACGAATCCACTTCGTTAACAAAACGCTGGGCGTTGCGCATATCGCGGGTCAGGATCGCATCGGAGTGTTGTGTGCCGTGTTCACGAATATGGGCGATGGCATCGTCAAGATCGCTGACGATTTTGACGTTCAAATCTAATGACAGAAACTCATCGTCATACTCTTCGGCTTTAACAGCAACCACCTTCGCAGGGCCTGCCTGCAACTGCGCCAGTGCAGCTGCATCTGCGTGTAATGTCACGCCGCTTTCCGCCATTTGTTTGCTTAATGCGGGCAGGAAGCTATCGGCGATGTTTTTATTCACCAGCAACGTTTCAACCGTATTACATGTGCTCGGACGCTGAGTTTTCGCGTTGACGATCACTTTTAATGCTTCAGCGATCTCTACACTTTCATCAACGTAAATATGGCATACGCCTATACCACCTGTGATCACCGGGATTGTCGACTGTTCACGGCACAGTTTATGCAAACCAGCGCCACCACGCGGGATCAGCATGTCGATGTATTTATCCATACGCAGCATTTCACTGACCAGCGCACGGTCAGGATTATCAATCGCCTGCACGGCACCCGCCGGTAAGCCGCAGGATTTCAGGGCGTCCTGAATCACCGCCACCGTTGCAGCGTTAGTGCGACACGTTTCTTTGCCACCGCGCAGGATCACCGCATTACCGGTTTTCAGGCACAGCGAAGCGACATCAACCGTCACGTTCGGGCGCGCTTCATAAATCACGCCAATAACCCCCAGCGGTACGCGACGACGCTCAAGACGCAGGCCGCTGTCCAGTACGCCGCCATCGATTACCTGCCCCACCGGATCGGCGAGGTTGCACACCTGACGTACATCGTCGGCAATGCCTTTCAGCCGTGCGGGCGTCAGTGCCAGACGGTCAAGCATCGCTTCGCTAAGGCCATTGGCTCGCGCGTCAGCAACATCCTGGGCGTTAGCGTTGAGGATGATTTCGCTTTGTGCTTCCAGTTCATCGGCGATTTTTTCCAGCACGCGATTTTTTTCGCGGCTGGAGAGTTGCGCTAATTTATACGAGGCTTGCTTCGCGGCAATGCCCATTTGTTCCAGCAT